CCTCATTGCATCAACCCGCGCAAACCGTTTGCGAGCTCCCCGACGATGACTTGCATGGTGGGGATGACAGTTGCGTATCGGCCTTGGTTCGCGAGTTCCAGCCAGACTCCGTAGTCGACGCTGTATGACAGGACGACTTCGCCGCCTGTGGGGTGGCTGTCGCTGGTGCCGCGCAGTCCTGCGCGTGCGGCGCCGGTATGGTCGGTCCATGGCGCACCGGTTTTCGCGAGTGATTCTGCGCGGGCGGCGGTGCCTTCCAACAGGTCGGCGAGACCCTTCATCACACGGACACCGAGCTGGTCTGTGCGGATGCGGATGGTGTTGGGGTGCGGTGACCATGAGATCGTTCCGGATCCGGCGGCCATCAGCGGTCCACCGTCCCCAATGCCCTGAGGCACACGGTTTGGTCGGGGTCGATCAATCGGACTGTGAACCTGGCGCCGTTCACGACAGCGACGTCGTTCGCCGTGATGTCAGTTCCGAGTGGGAGCAGGAGTTCGGCTGGTGCACCGTCACTGTGCGCCGGAGTGGTGATCGCCTCGCGGGACTGCCCTGATCTCAGGTTGATGAGGCACGGGACACCAGTTGCGACCTGGAGGTACGGTGCTGCTCCTGGTTGCGGACGGCGGATGTCGCACGTGTGTCGGAACGTGGACTGGACACCGGCCTGCATTCCGGCGAGTTCGGATGCTGTCAACTGTGTGCAGCAGTCGGTCACCATGGCACTACCTGCCGTGAACCAGCGGCACCACGGCCAGCCATATCCGTTGGTTCCCAGTCACTGTTGCCGACGGGGAGGGATGCTTGCAGCGGGTCGCCGTTCGGTCCGACCATTGGGGTGCTGCTCGTGCGGCGGCGGCGGAGTATTGCCGCCATCTGCAGGCAGTTCTCCTGGATTTGGGATCGGGCGGATTTCACGCCTGCCGCTTCAACATCCGTCCTGCATGCCGCCAACCCGGCTTTCGTTTCCCACGCTTCGATTGCGGCACCCAGCACGTCGTACGTTTCAACCCATCCGGTGTCGCTGGGTGCGCGTCCTGACGTGTCTGCGCGGCGGGCACGGTCAAGGATGCTCGAGACGGCTGCCGCGTCCAGCGCGGGGTCCTGCTTAGTGGCTGCTGCGAGCTCGAGGCGCGTCCTGGCCATTGACCGGGCCGTCGTCTCCTGGAGGTCGGCTTCAATGAACAGTTCGATGAACCCGTCACCCGGGAAGGTTTGTGGTTCACCCGTAACCCACTCCACCTGGATTTCCGCGAGGTACAGGCCAGGCGTGTCGGTGTCACCAGCAGCCCAGGTGAAACTGATTTCACCGGCTGCCGGCGTGTCGATCGTGCATGTCCGGTTGGTGACGAGCGCCGTGTCACTCCCGATGGGGCGGATGGTGATGGTGACTGCTGGGTTGGCGGTCAGATCGACAGGGGCGCCGAGGCTGTCGGTGAGGGTGAGCGGGACGGGGAGCTGCAAGTCGCCTTGCTTCACCTTCAACGTCTGTTGCGTGCAATCCACGTGTGTTCTCACCCCCTACGGTTTGACTCTGACCGGGTTTCGGTACTGGATGCTACCACTGGCAGTGGGTGCTATTACGCGCACAGCCCCACTTGTGGTGGCGGACACCGTGGTTGTTGTCGTGACGCCGGTTGTGGAGTTGGCGTGTAGGACTGCGCCCGGGCGCATCCGGATGGATGACTCAATGACGTAGGTGATGCGCAGTTGGTCGGTGGTCGCACCGATCACCACGTACGTGACGGTCTGCGAATCCGTTGAAGAGCCGAACACCTGGTAGGTGACGGTCACCGCATCCGCGACCGGTCCCGTCACCGTGTACGCGACGGGTTGCGCGTCACTCCTCGAACCGGTGACCGTGTACGTCACAGACTGCGAATCCACCACGATGGTGCGGACCATGTACCCGACGGGCTGAGCGTCCGTGACCGGTGCGCGGACCTGGTACGTAGCCGGCTGACTGTCCACCACCGTCTGATTGACGGTATACGTGACGGGTTGGCTGTCGGTGACTGGTGTGACGGATCCCTGCACCGTGTACGTCACTGGCTGAGCGTCCGTGACCGTTGTCTGCACCGTGTACGTGACGGGTTGGTTGTCTGTGACCGCACCAACCACCGTGTAGGACGCCGTTTGGTTGTCGGTGACTGCCTGCCGAACCGTGTACGTCACCGGCTGCGTGTCGCCGATCGACGTTGCCACCTGATACGAAACGGGTTGCGTGTCCGATACCGGGCCTGCAACCGAGTAGGTGACCGTGACACTGTCCGGCACGGCGCCAACCACCGTGTACGCGACCGCCTGTGAATCGGGGACGAAACCGACCACCGTGTACGCGACCGGCTGGGTGTCACCGGTCGCGGTGCGGACCTGGTAGGTCACCGGTTGGCTGTCGCCGATGGAACTCGCCACCGTGTACGTCACCGTCTGGCTGTCAGTGACCGGTCCCGCGACCGCGTACGCAACGGGTTGCGTGTCCTGCACTGACCCGGTCACCGAGTACGACGCCGGTTGCGTGTCACCGACCGATGTGCGCACCGTATAGGTGACGGGCTGAGCGTCCGTGATGGCGGTTCTGACGGTGTACGTAACGGGTTGCGAGTCGCTGACCGCGGTCGCCACCGTGTACGTGACGGGCTGGGAGTCCGGCACGGCGCCGAACACCTGGTAGGTCACCGGTTGCGTGTCGGTGACCGCGCCGTTCACCTGATACGTCGCCGCCTGACTATCGGTGACGGCTGTGCGCACCACATAGGCGGTCGCCTGCGAATCGGTGACCGCCTGGTTGACGGTGTACGCGACCGGTTGCGCGTCGGTAACCTGGGCTTGCACCTGGTACGTGACGGTGACGCTGTCTGTGACGGTGACCGTCCCGCCACCCGACAGTAGTTGGGCAGCCCCCGTGAGGAGGGGCTGCCACACAAACGACATTACGCAACACTCCTGATCGACCAGGTGATCGACCGGTCAGTACCCGCAGACTTCTGCAAGGTGAACGCCCAACCATGCAGAAGGATCAACGCCGGAATCACACGGTGCGGGGTGCCCTGCGGACCCAGAAACGTCCATGAATCGACGAGGCGTTGCGTCCCGCCGGATACCACCTTCTCATACAGGCGGAACACAAACTCATCGGTAGTTGCCAACGCCGAAAGATCCAACATCACCTGGAACACACCGTCAGTCGTATCCGCGTCAGCGACAAACGACGTGTTCGAAGCGAGATCCCACTCAGTCGTCCCGATAGTCGATGTCCCGCTGTATGGCTGAGTGATCGCCAACGGTCATCCTCCCAACGCGTAGACGGCAAGGGACGTACTCGAATCACTCGTACCGCTGCACTGCAAACGGCCGTACACGTTCAAACCCGCGTTCTGCGGGATGCTCGCAACGTACTCATGCGACGCAAGCAGGCTGTGCCCCATCATTTCCGACGTGTTCAACACGCAAAACAACATGTCTTCGAGAATGGAGTCCACTGCTGACGTCGATGTTCCAACACCAATGTCCGCCGAATACGTGTTCCCGCCGGTCATCGTCGTGTCGTTACACCCGAACCCAAGTTCCCACCACCAGTACGGGCGGTCAACCCCGGTCTTCAGGAGCGTCCATGTGCCTTCCGACGTGGTGCCTGGCGTGATTAGCGTCCCGCGTGACGACGCAGTGACCGCACCGAACGTATCCACATACGACCCGGCCCGCACAGACTCAGGGCGCGTCGGCTTCCCATGCAACTTGATCGCCACACGCGCCGACCCAACAGTTGCATTGTTCACCGACATCGTGCCGCCAACCCGGGTGCCCGCCGGAATGTAGATCGGGAAACTGTACCGGGCGCCCATCACACCAGTGTTCGACGCATTACTCGCACACGACACCAACAAGTGATCAATCGAATTGTCGGTGTAGGTTGTGCCGCCCGCATAATCAAACCCGATTTTCAGCAACGCGTCCTTCTCCGTCGCTGACACGCCGACACCATGCACGATGATGTCCAGCCAATACGTGTCGTACGGTGTGACGCCACCCATCAGATCGACGAACGCCGGATACGTGTTGTTCCCCGGTGTCAACGCAGCGCCATATGACGTGCCAGGGCGCGTCGTCAGACAGTTCGAGTAGATGGCAGTAAAGCGGTTTGGCGGCGGGTTGAGGAGGCCCATCATCCCACCATCAGCGTCGGCATTTGGCGACGGTGATCGGATCGATCGTTTTCGCGAGCTCGACGAGGCGGGCGGCGGTGGATCGCATGATGGCGGCGTCACCAGGAGGCGCGGTTTCAGCGAGTTCACGGCGGGATGCGGCGAAGTCGTTCAACGCCACGGTGACAGCTTCCCCGAGGTCGTTGTGCTCGACTTGCAGTTTCGTCCGCTCGAGACACGAGTAGTACGACTGGTCGTGGATACTCGCGTTGACCTGACGTTGGTACATGGTGCCGGCGATCGCGAGTCCGGTGACCATGATGACGGTGAACGCTGCGATCAGCCAGAACGCTGCGGTTGCGTTGTGGTGCCGTTCGGTCATGAGAACCGTCCGGTGATCATCAGGACCATGAGAAGGGCCCACACCCAGACGATGGGGATCCACGTCCATTGGAATGCGCGGTGACGGAACACTGTCAGTCCTCCACGGTTTTCACTTCGCGGCGGATGGCTGTCGCGATACCCAAGGTTGCTGGGACGGTTGCGAGGCCGCCGAACGCTGAGAGGAACAGCGTGGTGTTCGGCGGGTCGGCGACGAGGCCTTTCACTGAACCAACGGTCGCGAGGATCAATTGGACGGATGCCGTGATGAGCGGTACCCATGCTCGTCCCCATGCTTGCGGATCGAAAGTCATCCACCTTCCACCCCGCGGGCCACTACTGCCCGCTGCCAATGGTGTAGTCACTGTCCCCGGTGGGGGCGGTGACCGGTGTCGTGTGCCGCCACCCGGCGTATTCGTCGCGTGGCGTCCACGCGGACGCCTGCTCGAGTGTCGGGAACGCTTTCAACCGGATGACGGGGTGGCCGCCGTCCATGTCTTGGTCGGTGGCGTAGAACGCGAGGACTGACCCGTCATCCAGTTGTTCGTACTGGTAGGCGTGCAGCACCTGTGGGCGCCCATCCTGCTCAGGGAGGTTGTTCCACATGTGCGTGTCGCGGGCCAACTGGTTGGCGACAGCCTGTGCGGCTGGCAGCAACCCGGCGGGGACGGTGCGCGACTCAACAATGTTTTCAGCGAGTGACGGCAAGGTGGTCTCCTATGGGGCGCTGTCGCCGGTGACGTTCATGGTGAACGAGTCGTTGACGGGTGCGGCTGCCGCGTTGATGACGTTCTTCACCCAAATCCCTTTGAATTGGGTGGCGGGGATGTCACCGATCGCGAGCATCGTCGCGAGCGACACTGCAGCGTTCGTGAACGTCACGCTGGTTGGCGCTGTCGTCTCCGTCGCGATGGTGGCCATCGTCACGTTCACCGCCTCAGCAGCGAGGGCGACGTCAGCGTCCGTGTCGGCTGATGGCGTGTCGGTACCAACCCAGATGCCGGCGGACTGGTAGGCGAGTGTGGCGTGACTGTTGCGGAGGTACATGCCGCGGTACCGGGTACGGCCGGCGGAGGCTTGGGCGCCGGTGATGGTGCTGAAGAACGTGCCTGATGTGACGGCGGTGGATGATTGTGCGCCGCCGAGGCTGAGCGTCGGGTCACTGTTCGCCGCACCACCGGACAGCCGGAATTCAATGTCGGTTGCGGTGATCGCCATCGCCTACCCTCCGACGCAGCCGTTGGCGGCTGCCTGCTCGTGATACGCGTTGGGAGTCGCATCCGCCGCAGGTGGCGCGACGTCGGTTGTCGCCTCCACAGCCGGCTTCTCCTCAGCCTTCACATTGGGTTTCTTGCTGGTGGTTGCCACTGTTCAATCCTCCGAGGGTTCAGGTGGGGGACTGGTTTGTGGCACTCGACGGCAGGACCAGTTGCGCCGAGTGCCACATCACCGTCCAACCGTGTGTTACGGCTGTGTGAGGACGGCGAACGGGTACCGCTGCGCCTCGGTGGGCCGGTCAATGCTCACGGGGTTCGGGACCTGGAACCCGACGCGGAACACGGCACGCATCGCGACCATGTCCTGCTGCGGCAGGTTGTAGATGATCGCCCCGGTGTTGTCGGTGATCACCGCCTGGTCAAGGAACTTCCAGGTGATGTCCTGACGCACACCGATGATGCCGTGCGTCCAGTCACCGGCGATCATCTCCGCGGCACCGGTACCGGCTGTCGGCCACACGGCGTTCGGCGTGTACTGCACGGGTGACCCCTCGATCTCCATGGTGGAGATGTCCAGGAGCTTCTGCCCGTCGGTTGCGCGTGCGGAGCGGAGGGTGCCGCGCATCGTGCGGCGGGCGACGAACCCGTTCACTTCGAAGCCGTCGTCCTCCACCTTCTGCATCAGCTTGTTGACGTCCTCACCGACACCGCCGGCGGATGCGGCGTTCGTACCGCGGGCGTAGTTGTTGCCTGCCGCGGTCGCCGCGGTGACCAGGTCTGACGGCCAGGACGTGGGCTTCGACGTGCCGATGAACACGGCGCTGTCGAGGGCGATGCCGATCGCCTCAGCGACACGTGGCTTGATCTCACCCCACATGTCGTAGGTGGAGTCGTCGAGGACGGCTTCCGGGATGGGGACGATGACCGCGAGCTCTTCGGCGACCAGCGTCTTGTTCTGCCAGTTCTGCTCCGACGTCTGCTTCAGGCCGGTGTCACCGTTCACCCAGTAGGCGACGGGAAGGACACTGAGGACGGGGATCTGCGTCTGCTTGCTGGACATGCGGACGGTGCGGAACCGTGCGAGTGTGGCGGACTGCTCGGTGGCGAGCTGCCAGATCTCTGCGGCGTGCTCATCGGGGATGAGTGCGGCTGCGTCGGTGCGGCTGGTGAGGTTGTTGTAAGCCACGGGGGCCTCCTTGGAATGTCACGAGGGGTTGAGTCCTGGTGGATTCCGGAGGCCTTCAGGGTCCCTGCCCGGTGGCTTGTTGGGTCGCCCTCCTGGGTGCCGCACCCGTTTGCCGCGTCTACCTGTATGGGCAGACTGTACCACTGGTGGCAGACACACCCCAAACCCGGGGCGGTCTGCCACCCATAAACGGTTACCGTCCGGCGGCTTTGCGGATCAGTTCGTTCATGCCGTCGGCGACACCCGCTGATCCGGCTGCACCGGCGCCAGCGTCAATCGAACGGCCGCCGGCGAGGAACGGTTTCCGGGCGACAAGCTCTGTGAGCGCTTTCGTGACGCTCTTCCCGTCAATGTTCCCGTCGTCATCCCACTGGATGGCGGACTGGTCGATCAATGCCAACGCGGTTTCCGTGTCACGGACACCAACCTCCGCCGCAGTGTTCACCACGGCGATCTGCAGGCGAAGCGACCTGATCGTCTGTTCCGACGTTTGGGAGACGCCTTCGAGCTCGCTGACACGGCCGGTGAGGCGTTCCACCTCCGATTTGCCGGCGTCGTCGAGTTCCTTCAACTTTGTTTCCGCCGCCGCGGCGCGTTTCCGGTATTCGGCGGCTTCCTTCCGCGCTGCCTTCAACGCCCCGTCATCCTTGACGTCAGTGGTGTCTGTCGTATCGGTGTTTGCTGCCTGGTCCTGCGTGGGGTCCGGCGCCTGGTCCTGTGTACCCGCACCAGACCCCGTATCGGAGTCTGGTGCGAACACTGCGAACGGTTTACGCACTGACGTCACCACGCGTGAACGTCACATTGAACAGTCCACCGGGGTCGGCGAGACCGGTACCGACAGCCGAGGACTTCCACTCGAGGATGTCACCGGCCACGACGACAAGGTTCGCGGCGGTGGCGGACAGGGTGAGGGCCTTCTCGTCCATGGCGGCGGCGTTCACACCCGAGTCGAACTGGATGGATGCGATCACCGTGGTGCCCGCGCCAGCTTGGCCGCGGTTGATGAGCTCGAGCTTCCGGGTATCGGTGTTCGCCCCGGTGACAGCGGAGAGTGGCGTGTAGGTGACGGCGCTCACGGTTCCAGCGAACGGCGCCTTTGAGGCGACGGTGCTGTTGGTGACGCCGGTGGCAGCAGGGTTTGCGTCCTCCTGGACGACCTGCTGAAGTGGCTGGGTACTCACAGGTGGGCCTCCTGGGGCCTAGGTGCTGATACCGGCACATCATGCCACGACAAGCAGGGGAACGCAGAAGACCGCCGTATTGTCAGTCGTCGTACAGGCCGTCCGGCGGGGTTGTCGGCTCGACGGGGTTGCCGTCCCAATCAAGAATGTCACCGACCAAGTCGGGGAGATCAGTGGCGGCGGGTGGCTTCGGGGTTGTCGGGTCTGTCATCGGAGCATGCCTTTCCGTGTGAAGTACTCGTCCAACGCTTCGGCGATCGGCGTGAACTCGTCATCCGTCCAGTAGTGGTCGGTGCTGTAGTTCAGTGTCCGCCACTTGTTGTGGATCTCTGCGACGAGTGCCGGGTCACCTGACCGTAGCGCAACCCACTGCTCAAACGATCGTGCGAACATCTCTTCCGGGGACAGGAAGTATCTGTGGAGTTTGCCGCCTGGGCTGTAGGCGGCGCCGATCCTGGCGCGAAGTTCCGGTGAGTTCGCCGCCGAATACCAGGCTGCGAGTTCTTCCGTCGCGCCAGTAAGGGTTTCCCCGGCTTTGATGCGGGCCACCCATTGTTCCTGTGCTGCTTTCGCGGCTGCACTGACAAGGTATTCGGTGCCGTGAAGAACTTCGAAATCCATGTAGTGGCCGAACTCGTGGGTGAACGTGGTGACTGGGTTGTCTTGGGCGCCGGTGCCGATTCCGAGGCGTGATCTCACGAGTTTCTTGTGGTAGTTGGCGCCTTCCCCTACGTATCGTGTGCTGTGTTGGTAGAACGCTGCCGTGCCTCGCCGTGATTCGTAGTCAACGGGGATGCGCTCGAGCAGGCCGTTCGGGACGCGGAGCAACTTGTCGATTTCGTGGATGGCGCGTTGCACTCCGTCCAACACCTTTTTCTTGATGCCGCTCTTCGCGGCGTAGATGTCCATGCGGTCGCTGATGCTGCCGTCATCATTCAGGTGCGGTGAGATTGCTGGTGCGACTGCTGCTGGTGCGACCGGTGGTGTCGACCCGGTGACGGGTGCTTGCGTCCGTGTTGGCCCCCACCTGGGGTCGTCGTGGTATTGGACGACGTCCGGCAACTCGAGGTCACCGGCGAGGTACTTGTCGTGCCGGGTGGGGCCGAGGACACGGCGCTGATCACCCGGCGGGAGGTTGGCGAACTTGTCGGGGCCTGTCCGGATGGGGTCTGCTGCAGGTACCCCGGGGATCGCCTTGACTTCCGGGATCATTGAACAGCGGCATGCGGGGTGGCTTCCGAACGGTTCCTCCAACTTGTGGTGTGAACCGTGCATCGCCCAACACACCATGCACGTCGTTTTGTCGAGGGTCGACCACCACGTCCACCCTGACACGGCGTTGCCGGCCAACCATTGTTGGCGTTGCGCTTCCCTTGTGACGCGGAGCATTTCGGTGCGGGTGATGAGTCGGGCGCGGGTGACGCCACCATCGATCACACGGCCGAGATCTTTCGCGACACGCCTGGGGTCTTGGTTGAGTGCGACACCGGTCACGAGTGTTTGTGCTGCCTGCTGGGCGCGTTCGCCTGCTGCTTTGACGAGCAGGTCCGTCAACGGTGACCCTTTTGTCAGGCTCGCGATGATTTGCGCGGTTTCATCGGGGCGGTGTCTGACGAGGGATGCGGCGACGGCGGCTGGGAGTTGTGGCTGTAGCCGTGACCGGATCATCTCGAGTGCGACACCAGGCGCCAACGACGCGGCCTGGTCGACGACGGCTTGGATGCGTGGACCTTCACCCGTCGCCCACCCGGTGAGTTGTGCTTCCAAGTCTTTCCGGACGGTGCCCAACCGGTATTGGGTGAACAGATCCGTCACCGACACAGGGCGTTCTGCGGCGGCGATCCGAGTAGCGATCCCTTCAATCTCCCGCACGCTCGCCTGGGCGGCATGCCGGTACCGTGCAGCTGCTTCCCGGACTGCTTGGTCTTCGAGTTGTTGAAGCCGTCGCCGCCAGTCACGGGCGACTTGCAGGACGTTCACCCCAACGTGCCTGCAACCATGGCGGCTTCAGCGAGGTCACCGGCGAGGCGTTGCAACGTGACGGCATCAGTCTCAGTGACGACCGCGTGCATGCGGATGCGGCGCTCCACTGTCACAAGGCCTGCCGCGACCTGGTCGAGGGTGCCGCGCAACCACACCTGCCCGCGGGCCGGCTCATTCACCGTGTTGTTGTACGCGTATGTCGCGGTGTGCCCGGGGCGCTGTTCGAGGCGCACCACATGCCCTTCCGTCACAGCCAAGTCCAATGCGCGGCGGGCGGTGTGACGTTCCATCCCCAAGTCCGCTGAGACTTCCGCGACAGTCACCGGGCGCAAGTATTTCGCGGTGTGTTCGACGACTGCTGCGACGTCCGGCCTCATGCTTCTTCCCAGCGATTGAACTTGTACCGGATGAAATCGCCCGGCAGGTGCGGCGGGTGATCCCGCACATAGACAGCGGCATGCACGTTGCTGACAAGTCCGTTACCACCTGCCGCCAGGAAGCCAGCCGGTTGCGAAGAACGGAGCACATAGGTGCGCTTTTCAAAGGTCGCATCTTCGATCTCGTGCGTTTCACCGTCCAACGGACCACCAGTGAATTTGGCGATCGCCGTCATGGCTGCAACCCTGCGTCAAACGCGGAGCGGGCACGATCGGCAGCTGCGACCTGGTCCTGCTGTCGTTCCGTGATGATCTTGTCGGCTTCCTCACCCGTGTACCCGAGCTCCAGTAGGTTTTGGTGGAGGCTGAATCCGATCTGGTCGCGCAGCACGGCGGCTTCGAGGTCGGCTTTCTCGCTGCGTGCCTCGGGGGAACGCCACTCGACGGTCAACTGGTCTGCGGGGATGCCGCCGATCCTGAGGGCGAGGCGCATTGCGTCTTCCCACACCGGCCCCCACGATTCATGCCGGTTCATCGCTTTCGCAACCAGGCGTGCCTCAGCGGTTTTGAGGGCTTCGCCTGATGGCCAGTCTGTCGCACCGGATGCCATGAATGCGTGGTGCGGGGTGCCGGTGACACCTGCGAGGTGCGACACCATCAACTCCACCAGCTTGACGGGGCCGTCGAAGGATGCTTGGTCGAACTGCCCGAACTTCGCGACATCGTTCTCAGTGAGGAACAATCGTTCCACACCGCCTTGGAATGGTGGGACAGGCTGCCCCGTCACCGGATCGGTTGCGTCGGCGATGCCGGTTGCCCAGCGTTGCGGCCATGCGACGAACTCTGATGCGACGAGCATGTCGCTGATCATCTTGTTGATCGCATCGTTCAGGGGGATCGCATCCGTCAACTCACTGCGGCCGTGGCCGCCGACCAACGCGCGGTTCGGGAAGTGGAAGACGGGGACAACCCCGTACGGGTTCGGCACCAGGGGTTCATCCTGGTAGGGGATGAAGGCGTCCACCTTGTCCGGGAACCCGTCCTGATCGCCTTTCGTGACGAATCGTTCCGTCCTGTCCGGCGTGTAGTAGGTGAGACGCGCCTTCTTGCCTTCACGCCACACTTTGATCGCGGCGGTCACACGCCACGGCAACTCTGTGTCGTAGAGGACGGTGACTTGCCCGGGGTGTTGGGCGTGCATGACGGGCATGCCGTCGGGGCCGCGCCACACCATCACGTACCCGTCGGATTCCACGAGGGCGTTCTCATGGATGAACACGGATTGGGTGGGCATCCGGCTGTCACGCCAGATCGCTGCGGCGGCTAGTGCCGCCCGGTTGTCGCCACCGTTGTCCCCGGTTGTGAACGATTCGACGCGGATCCGGTCGCGGAGCGTGTCGACGACTGGTGCGCAGAAGTTGTCGGCGAAGGCTTGGAACATGCCGCCGAATGTGCGGCGGAACCGGTCGGATGCGAAGAGGAGGCGGTGGTCGCCTTGGTAGTAGGCGCGTGGCAGTGCGTACGTCGCGCGGCGTTCCAGGAGTTTGTCGAGTGCTGCCTGTATGTCGGTGCGGGTCAACGGTGCCTCCATCGGCGGATCAGGTTGGTGAACCACCTGGTGCGTGTCCTGCGGGTGGCGGTGATGTGCCGGCAGTCTTCTTCGGCGAGTGTGAGGCGTTCACCGATGAGTGCTTCGTTGAGTCCGGTGAAGAGTGGTGAGCACATCAACTGTCCTTCCCGAGGCAACCGGTCATCAGTACGCCCTCATTGGTGCAGCCTTCCGGGCACCCAACCCCATCACCTCCGTCAAACCCCACACAAGGGCATCCAAACGGTCCGGCGACTCCTGATCTGGCGTCCACGTCGTCATCTGGTCTTCCAGTATAGGCATTCGCTGCCGATGCATCACCCTCCCCTGCTCATACAAGGCGACAACCGG